ACGAGTTGTGGGTGTTACTGTAGCAACGGTTTCTGCACGACTATAGAGGTCATACTGAGTGGATGATTCGTTTGGTCTTACTTTTACAACTAATGTTGAAATATCAGCATCCTCTGAAGGAATTTTATATGATTGCTTCGCAAATGTATTAACAATATATGAGAAAGTAACCAAAGACCCTTCATAGATGGTAACTTTATCAAGTATAGCCTCACCTGTAGTTTGATTTACACTAACTGTAATATCATTTAAAATATTCCAAAGATATGCACCACCTGATGCTACAGCACCCTTTTTCAAAGTAACTGACGTTGGATATGACCCATTTGTTTGTTCTGTTGTTAAATTCAGTTTAATGCAAGATTTAGATGCACTAATAGATCTAGGCACATAATTCAATAACTTAGCAATATTAACAACATTATCCCGTACTGTAGCAGAAGGCAAAAATGCCTCATTCATTGCCATATTCGCATTAAAAGCGGTATAATACGTGTTATATGCTAATAGATCAATTAAATACGACAATGATGATCCATCAAAATCATAATCAGTAAACTCATTACGAGTTCTCAAATATGACTTTATTGAAGATTTTACATCTTCGAAATCTAATGCTGTTAGGTTATTTGGTTGCATTACTCTGGTCTCTGTAAAACAAATTCTATTGTTTCAACAATGGGTAAACCAACTATTTTATATTCAAGTGATACATTTAATTTATTATTCTCATAAATTGGAGTAACATCTACACGTGTAAGTGCTACTCTTGGTTCATATTGATTGATTGTCGTCCTAATTTCTTCCGCAATAGCATCTGCAGTGAATGCATCTAACGGTTCAAATAAAAGTCTGTTTACGGACGAACCGACTAACGGTTGAAACGGTTTTTCTCCAGGAGAAGTCAAAATTATGTTTTTGACTGCTTGTTTAATGGAGTTATCATTATTTACGACAGAAAGATCGTCAGTAAAAGGATTTCTAGCAAAATTAACCGAGAAGTCTTTAAAACTTCTCGATCTTTTTAAGTCAGAACCCCCTATTTTTTTTAAAGCCATCTCCCTATCAGGACTTTATACAATTATATTTATCGCCCTTGTCCACGATAACGCTTTTTTGCTCCATTTCTGCTTGTGGCAGAGTATTTTGAGTGCTTTCCTCTTCCTTGTCTAGTCTTTTTTGGAATTGCCTCTACATAAGAGCCACCTAAAAGACTTTGTTTCATTTTTGCCATAATTAACCTCTAGTACAACCTAAAAAAACGTTTTTGCTGCATCCAGTTACTACTGAATTGCATGGATATGCCACTGTGTCAGTGCCAAAAGGATCTCCAAATACACCTGCTCTTCTTCCGTTAATAAAAACGGTCTTAATAGTAGCTTGATGTTGACGAGCATGTCCTTCAGCAGCCTCACGACCACCTCTAATACCAACTGTACACCAATAAGCAGGATTGGGAGTACAACCTGGCGGACATTTTTTTGGAATTCCAGTATAACATGCTTTATGCACAGTTGGTGTTGGATGTGGAATTAATTCATCTTGATCGATAATAGGAATAATCCTATTAATTAGGACATTTCTTGTTATCGCAGATAAAGGAGTCTGTGGGCATGGTGGCCATAAAGTCGTGGAATCCATGAGTTTCACGGGTTTCATCACGATCTTTGGATCCTTCGGTGGTTTTATACAACCAGGAAGGGTACCTCCTCCTAGTCCTGGATGGTGCGTTGATCCAGAACCTGTTCCGTGTCCACTGCAAGTTCCCATAAAAAGTGCAGCTGCACCCATACTTACTGGTCTTGCTTTTAATGGCATTCTATTGTCCTCCCTTTTTATTCATCATATGGATTACCATATGCTGCTGCTGCCCTTGTCACCGTATTAGCATCTCTAGTAAGATCATGCCAAATGGTCATTTCCCCAGTTGCCGTCCAAGGTTGGCAACCTGGTCCTCTTACAAGATTTCCAAAAGAGAATATATGTATTTCTTGAGTAGTTGTACCATCTCCATTATTAATTACACCAGTATCTGTGTTTGGTGTTGCTGTTGGTTGATTGCATACAAAATGCGATTTACCAATATTAACAGGTGTACAACCTAAAGTTACTGTCAACTTTTGAACTTTTTGAGGATCGGGGCGGTACTGCCGCATAAGGTATTTAGTATAAGTTGACGCATGTGGTAATTCTGTAAAACTACCTACATTAGTCTGTACCTTAGATTCGTCAATATTAACAAATTCAGGATATACTTGTTGAGTAATATCGTCAATATTTTTTAAAACCGTTTCTTGTTCTTTTTTCTTATGATCTATAATTTCTTGCTTATAATCTTGATCGATTGGAGTATCTTTTAAAAAATCTGTATCATATTCTGGTATAATACGTGTTTTTAATGGATCTGTTTGAAATGTTTGTAATTTACCTTGAGTACGTTGATGTACACGATCTCTCTCAGGATCCATTTTAATTTGCATAGGAGCATTTTTAAAAATATTATTGTTTTCTGCAGGAACTTCAGCGTAAGAATCTTCAATTGACTTTAAATCCTCAGCAGATGCCTTTATATCGCCCTCTGGAAGGGTTTTTAACATATTATGATACTCTGGGACTAAATCATCTCTTTTTGCATCATTCTTAGTGTTCTCAATTGTCTCTTCATTTACATTAACAACAACTAACTGCGGTCTTACTTTTGCAGAATATCCCTTTCCTGGTTTAAGAATGTCAACAGAAGTTAATGATCCACCACTAAAATTACCTTTTATTACTGCTGTTTCATTATTTCCACCAGAATCTGAAACAACTTCCAAATCAGTACCATTATCTTTTGTAACAACTTCAAATTTAAGGTTACTATCAGTGGTTGTAAGAACAAAATCTGGGTTTCCGTCATCTGTAGACTTATTTGGTATGAAATTACCATCATCATCAGGACTAGTAATAGCTAATACAGGTGGTCCTGACAATTTGTCTAAATTTGCTCCTCCATTAGTGACTTCTTTCACTTGTATCTTTGCAGCACCACCCGAAATAGTGATTTTATCACCCTCAGTGTACCCAGTACCAGGTTGATTCACTTTTACACTAGAAATGCGGTCAACTAAAACGTTACTTGTATCATCAAGCATCGCACCAACTTCAATATCGACTGTTAATCCGCTTCCAGTACCTCCAGTAGTCGCAATATCTTCACCACTAGCGTATCCAGTTAACTGAGCAGTGGGATTTAAGTCGTCCATATTTCCAGTATTGAACTGATAAACGCCTCCAGAGATGTTTATATCACTAATTCCGCCATTTTCATTAAGAGAAATCCATGCTGAAGGGTAAATTACGCTATTAAAGATGTCTGGAGCCTTCTGATTAACGTCTCCCGTAACATATTGCAGTGATTTATCCAAAAATTCATATAAACCTATCATAATTGCACGATCAGGAATGCCAAAACCCGCTTTTACGGTGATAACATGGTTCCTATCAGAGGTATATTGCGTATCTTTCGTAAAATTACTACCAGATCCGTCAAGATAGACAATATGATACGGAAATTTTCCTATTTCAGTATGAAAAGTGCGGGTAATTGTGTGACCATTGATCTTATCACCCAATCTCATAATATCAGTAACGTCACCACCAGAAAGAGTAGAAGTAGCACCAACAGCAGTAATCTTCAAATTTATCGTCATAGTTGCCGTTCCACCGCCCACTAAAGCAACTGTGGTAGATAATGGGAATACTTGACCTACAGTAAACCCTGTTCCATTGTTTAATATCTCAGTACATGTCCACTTAGTGCCAAGCATAACTGTATTTGATTCAGGTGGTGCAGCAGAATCATCAAATAAAGACTCAATTCTAAACTTTACTCTAAAATTTGATGCATTTGCTCCATCATCAATATCAAAAATTTCAAAATCAGAATTTCCAGCATCTTGATATGTCCATGGATTCTGAGATGAAGTATAATCAATACCTTCTAAAGTCGTTGCATTCCATCCATCAGCATAGGTTACACCATCAAAACTAAGTTCGAAGTCTAAAACACCATTAGGTACTGTAGTTGCAAACTGATCATAACTAAATGCAATCTTAAGTGAATCACTATCAATAGCAAATAGTGTAGGATGAGGACAATCTGGGTCGCCAGTTAAATCTTCACATCCCTCGTACTTTAATGTGGTTTTGGCGGGGGTACACGTGAAGTTAGTACAAGGAACACATGCAGTAGTACCAGAATATACATTTGTAACACTACCTGGATCATAACCAGGTGTACCTGGCGTACCAGTAGGAAGTACTGTAGTTGTAACAGTACCTTCGTCATCCTCTAACCAATATGCTGCTGTACCAATATGACCTGCTTCATCAGACGTATCGTAGATATAAGAAAACCATGTATCCGAGAATTGGAAGTCGAATGACAACATAGTTGGACAAAAATCCAAGTTAATTATAGTTGCGTCAAATTCTGCCCTACCAAAAGTCCAACCTCCACTACAAGGGTCAGTCTTACTTGCCATTCCACAAGTTGCCGATGGTATATGTGGAGATTCGTACTCAGTTAGGTAGAATGGATACATGATAGCATCATTATCCCTATCAGGTATGTTATAACTGTGGATAGCGTCGGGGTCACGGATGAAGGAATGTGGATATTCCTTATATTCAATCGTCACGCCCACTGAAGATCCTACCGTAGGAGGATTTGGTGCTGTGTAATTATAACAATGTACTCTTCCACAAATATCTGTAAATTGATTAGTTTTACATCCCATTTTCTATCTTGTCTAACCTCTTATAGATTTCGGTAAAATTTCCTGCTAAGTTCATATAGTCGTCATACCCCTCTGGTTTGTAATAAGTCTTGGCGGGGGTAGGTAGTTCGGAAACATACTCTTCCACCTTTTTGAGGCGATTTCCGAGCAGTTTCAGGCACTCATTAATATTCTTTATAGCCTCTCCTATCTGTTCTCCAGTGACACCAGAAACAGTTTCAGGATTATTTACTGATTCAGTTATGTTTGGGGTTTCGTCAATCATTTGTTTTCTTCAGTGTGAATGCAGTACCGTCATCTGTAATATCATAATCTAATTCTTGGTTGAGATCCCATCCCAGTTCTTCACAAATCTCATATGGAATCGTGACAATTAAATCACCGAAATCATCTTCTTCGAGTTTGGTTGTGAATCTATGGGACATATCTCTATAGGCGGTTAATTACTTGGGGATTGTCTGTGGGATGTTTTTCCTTCCACTCTATCCATAGTGTATATAGATCATCTAATACTTTAGAGACGTGTGTAGATGCATAACAATCTGCACAACCATACATCCGAGGGTCTAAGAATGACTCGTGCCTTATCAGTTGCTCTATTGCCCATGTACGTATATCTTGCATATCTATTTCCATCTTGGACCAACAACCCATCCAACTAAACTTTTACGAACACCAGATTTAACTTCACGTACCCTATGTTTTGTTCTCGAATCAAATATAATTATAGTACCTTTTTTATTTGGTGCAAAAAAAGATTCATCTAAAGTAAAATCTCCTCGCTTCTCAGAACCAAAATCGTTTACTTTAAATTCTAATTCCCCACCTTCATAATCTTCTGGATCTGAAAGTTGAATTGAAAATGATAACTTTCTTATATATTGACCATTAAGTATAGCTATATTTTCTCCATGATTATCATTACTAGTTAATACCTTATCATTTATCATACATCTGTTTATATCATCATCAATATGCCAATCATAGTATTCCCCCTTCTGATACTCCGTATATTGAATTTCATTACTATCAATACCTTCTATGTCATACATGAAATTTTCACGATTTGCTTTCATAATGTAATACCATACAAATCCACTTACCCAATTACTACCATCAATCCACGCATTTCTACTTTTTCTTATACTCTTAGCAGATTCAGGATTTCCTACCTTATCTCTTACTACTGAGTCTTCAATTGCTTTATCATATTTTTTTAAATCTTTAACTAAAACATCAACCATCTCTGAAGGTATATCAGAAAATGTCCAATAAACTAAATGTGCCATAATCTTTTATCTTATTAGATTGAAGTTTCCTGAAAAAGTTTTTCTAACTTCATCACTTTTATGAGGAGTAACACCATGTAACATATGACCAGGAAAGAAAATGACCTCACCTGCTTTATAATCAACATGATGGTGATTACTGTATTGTAGCAAATCTTTCATATCTTCGTCAAGGCATGTGTTGTTTCTGTCATAAAAATAAAAACTTGAAAAGTCTGGACCTTTATTTAAAAACATAACACACACTAAAGAATTCTCAACGTGATTGTGAATTTCTTGATATTGATTACGTTTATAAAAATTTATCCAAGGATTAAGCATCAAATAATTATAAGGGAACTTCTCATATCCAAAATTTCTACAAATATCCTCACTTAATAGTTCTAAACTGGGTTGCACTAAACTTTGCCAATCTTCAGGTTGTAAGAGTATTTTATCACTCTCACAACCACCACCCCAATTAAATTTTGTATTATCGACATCCTTCTCAGTATAAGTTTCTATTTTAGAAAGAAACTCATTAAAATTGGGAATCTCATATCTCCAATAGAAGTAAGATCCCCAAACAATGTTATAACTCATTTTTTACCTGTGGAAAATTTTTTAATATCTGTGGAAAACTTTATTGGAATAATATAGCAATCGCTCTGGGGAACCTT